TATCTCTATTGTTATTTATTAAGTCAGCAACTGCAGCTTTTGACTCACTGCAATCATATGTATAATTACATATAATCTGTTTGCATCTTTCAATCTTTTCTTTATTGCTATGCTCAGGAAAGAATACATTAGGTTCTAATTTTACTTCTTCCTCAACTGGCTTTTTTGTTTCTTTATCAGTTGTTTTTTCAAGTATTATTGTTTTGATCTCTTCTTTAGGCTCTTCTTTTACTAAGCCATTCTTTGCACAATACTCTTCCCATGTATTATCCTCTTTATTAAGAAAAATCCATCTAAAAAAATGTCCAATTTTATTCATTATAAAGTTCTCCTATTTACTATTATCTTTTAACTTTATTACACTTATCCATAAACTGCTTTTCTAATGTATAATTTTCTCTTATAGAATCCGCATATTGCTTTTCTATATCTGACCACTTTTTAGAGAAACCTTCACCATAATGCTTTTTCAAAAAGTTCTGAATAATTCTTCTTCTATTTTTCTCAATAAGTTCCATATAATCAGGCTGTTGCGCTGCATTGAAACTACTATTACTTGTATTATCCACGTTGTGGATAGATTCAGAAGAGGTATTAGTAGTTGTTGTAGTTTTTGACTGTAATAAAGCGCAAAAACGGGGATCTTTTGGGGATCTTTTTATAAGATAGTCAAGTAAGTCAGTAATCTTGTACTGGCTAAGCTTTACTGAATCAGTTTGTTCAAAAGATGTAATATCTAGGCCAGTTTTATACCAACTGCTGTTTAGGCATGCACCGATTGAGCTTATAATATTATTTACTTGAGATTTTAGAAACTTTATTTGAGTATGCCTATTTGCTCTAGAAATAGCAACATATAAATGCTTGAAAAGTAAATCACTATATAAGTTTTCAAAGTCTACCCAAAGATTACACTCTGATATTGTATCTCCTTGAATTTTGTGATTATTTATTGCCATGTGTAACTGGAAATAAGTATCAAGTATTTCATCTGAAACTGTGATATAATGTTTACCATCTAGAGAAACTAAATCATAATCGCCAATATCGTTTATTCTAATTATTTTCCAAAGCTGTCCGTTTTTCCATTGTAAATCTCTAAAATGGTAAACATTAGAGTACATTGATGAGTTTCTAGCTTGCTGGGTAGATCGATAAATATATCCAACATGTTTTTCATTTGTTACTGAATTATATTTATCTTTTGTAATGTTTTTATAGCATACTCTAAGTTCATCACCATTTATATGGTCTACTGCATGTTCATATAAAAAATCTACTGGAAGTTTGCCTTCTTTTAGAGATTTTATAGCATTCATGAGAATATCGTCTTTTGCCCTGAATTGTTTTGTTAGACTAAAAGCATAATCATACATAAATATAGGCTGGCCTTTTTCTACTGGATCAAATTGTAATGGGTCGCCAAATAAGAAGAAGCAGCAATGTGGATATGCTCTAAGTAATTCATTTGTTCTTTCTTGAGTCCACATAAAGGCTTCATCAATAAAATAAAAACCATTTGTTCTTTTATGTATTTCTTGAGGCTGCCAGTTATTTGTAGCTTTTAGTCTTGAATTAGATGCTACTGTGTTTTCTTCAGAAGCTTTTTGAGTAGTTCCACAATTGAATACTCTATAACCTTCTGCTCTAAGCTTATTACACCAGTCATTCTTGATATATGACTTACCAACTCCTGGATATGTTCCAGAAATAATATAAACTCTTGATTCTAATTCTTTTGGAATTTTTTTATAAGATGTGTTATTAGACATGATTCAGTCCACTCCTTCTGATGAAAGCTAAGTGCGGGCCCGCTCTCACCAGCAAGAAGCTTTCTGAATAAAAAATTAGTAGTAATTCCCATTTTGCAGATTTCGAACTCTACGTTTGGGACACTTTTTATATATATATTTGCAAGTATGTGCTATTATTGAAGCACATATTTGATATATATTATAATTAGTTAGCCCTCAATAAATACTTCTTAGCTTCTAATACAGGATGAGGTATACCTTGTTTCTGAAATCTTTGAGCTAACGCATTTAGTTTTACTGTCTCTCCATTATATAAGCATAATTGATTATTATATATCTTCATACTTTTACGAGCACATCTACGATTACTTTCTTTACCTTTTTCAGACTGGCGATATTTTCTCATATGTTCTTTCATATAAACTCGGTATTTCTCTTTATTACGTTCCCTGTATTCTTTCTTTTGAGCTAATATTTTATCTTTATTAGTATTATAATATTCTTTATATCTTTCAAAGCCCCATCCATTAGCCCTATTGCTATTATAACTAGGATTTAGTAGATCAATAAAGTATTGTTCTCGCTCTTTCAAATTATCTGTTTCTTCAATAATTTCAAACTCAAAATTATCTAAGCCATATTGTTGAAATGCTTGATAGATTTTCATATTAGAATATAACCATCTAGACGGACTTTTATGATTACGCCATCTTTGCTTTATATTTTTACTTGAACCAATATAAAAATCGCCAGTTATTGTATTTGTTACTTTATACACAGCACTAATCTTTTTCATGTTTTATCTCCTGCTATAATTAGTATATTAGCAGTGGATATATACTAATTATAACAGCAGCAAAAGGTTTCTAGATTTTAGAAACCCATCTGTCTAAACTTTTTCTTAGTTTTGCAATTGGTAAGTCGAAATCGCCAACATAGTCTGAATAACTACCAACAGTTTCTGAATTAGAACCTTTCCAAATGAATATAAGCATTCTTTCAGGTGGTTCATATCCAGCTTCTATATAGCCCTCTTTTACATATCCTGGAGTCGGCCTAATAGCAAATTCGAATTCAGGATATTCTTTCTGAAGTTTTTCAAGTTTTGTCATTTTCTAATCTCCTTATACTAATAATATGTAAGTTGTGCAATAAATACGTAAAAATGCTTTTGAAAAAAACGTACTAATTATAGAAAACATAATAATTGTGTTTATATAGAATATATAGGAGAATAGATAGAATGACATTTATAGCATTTATTAGTACAGCATTACTTATGCTTGCAATTGGTTGGTGGATTGGTATTTGGTGTGGAAGACAAGCCACATTAGATGAAAAGAAAGAAGAACAAAATATATCTAAATAACTAATTATATAGGAGAATGAATAATGGAAAATATTCAAAATAAAATGAAAGAATTATTTGGTAACAGTTGCTATGCTTATTGTTTAGCATATAAGTTTGCTGGTGCCAGAACAATGAAAGATTTGACATCTTATGTTTTGAAAGGCTGGTATGATGGTTATATTGACGACGATGGCTATGTTTCTAAACCAGTTCAATATATAAATAATACTTGTAAAGCAACTACTAAAGTTATAGATGTTGAAAAGCCAGAATATAAGAAACAAAGCTTAGTAGAAGATTTGAACATTGTTATGTATTCTTATAATGGTGGCACTCATTTTGTGGTTGTTGATAAAGAAGGCGATGTTGTATTTGATCCATCTGGTAATTCTAATTCAGTAAAGTATGGAGTTCCAGTGAGCTTTAGAAAGTTTATAAAAAAATAATACTAATTATATAAAGGAGATTATAATTATGGTTGTATGTTTTATTTTATTCGGTATCATTGCTGTAGTAGCTGGTTGGTTGTTTATTGAAAGACAGTTAGTTGGCTGCTTTGTTGCAATAGCTATTAGTTTGTTTATCTTAGGCCTTGGCTTTATTTTCTATGATAATAAAATAGCTGAAACTAAAATAAAAACATTAGATGCTGTTGGTATTGAATATTTATCAAAAGAAGAAGTCTATAATAAATCACAGTCTGAATTGGATAAATTATTCAAAGTTGTTACATTAGGAGATACCTACTATTATGATTTAGGAGAAAAAGAATAATGAATACTAAACTTTATAAATGTAATGCATGCGGAGCAATTCTTTGCATTCCAGCTAATGTTTGGGAAAAGTCAATTACTTGCCCAACTTGTAATAAAAGTATGATTGTATTAGATGATGATTTTGATTTATCAGAAATTGTAACAGAGGAGACTAAAGATGAGCAATAGAGTAAAAAAGATTAGAGAAACAGCAGAGAGCGACAGAAAGTTGAAAGAGTATACATTATATGGTTCACTTATTGGAAGTTGTATAGTAACTATTGGTAAATTATCAGGAAAGAATGAAAATGATATGATTTCAGATTTTGCCCGCTTTTCTAAGGATGAAGAATTGTCAAAGTCTAAAAACATCTTAGAAGTTGTTGATTATATTATCAAAGATTTCAATATGCCAGAAGAATATAAGAAGTATATTGTATTATGCTATGATGAAAAGAATAGATATACACCAATTGTTACATTAGTTGATGATGAAGGTTATGTTCAGCCACTTGATAGAGATGGTAATTATCTTGGTATTTTAGCTCAGGATGATTTTGAGATGGAGTACATTTATGCGCAGTAAAATAATTTTAGATAAAAATAAAAGCAAAAATGCTATTTGTGATAGAGAAGAATATTTCAAAAAGTATGGTGAGTATGACAGCAACGGTGAATTCCGTAAATTACAAAACGGAGCGCCAATTATTTTGAATATTGATGGTTACTACTATTATTTTGATAAACTTCCAGTCTATAGAGAAAGTGAAACTCTATATGAAGATTATAGAAGAGAATTGAAAAATCCTTCTAATATTCCAACAAGAGTTTTCTTTATTTGGAGATAATATGGGAAAGAGAAAAGCATCAAGTCAGTCTTGGAAAACAAAGTTTAGAGCTTCTTCTATTTGGAAGAAGTTTAGACATAAAATATTTGTAAAAGATAAAGGTATTGATTACATTACAGGAAAGAAATTATATGCTGGATGTAACTGCCATCATAAAGACTTACGTGAAGAAAATTACAAGAATCTTGAAGATGAAGATAGATTTATAATGCTCAACAAGAAAAGCCACGAATTTCTGCACTGGCTCTATACATATTGGACCAAAGACCACGATATTATAAACAGAATTACTAATTTATTGCAAGAGATGGAGACCTATAGCAATGATTAGTAGTAACGATTATCTAATAAATTTACAGAGGGATGCTAAAGAAAATGAGGCGTCCTTTCAAAGTAATTATGACTTATGGCAAGAATCTCAAAATAAACGTAATTGGGATGAAATGTGGATGTCTGTTTATATAACTTGTCTGAATATTTGTAAAAAGATTTATAAATCAAGAAAAGTTATAATTGAAGATGAAGAATTAGTAGCAAAAGCAACAGACTCTGCAGCCTATGTAATGAAGTTTATAAACAACAAAGGCGTACGACCAGATAAATTATCTAGTTATTGTTACCTTAGATGCCTTAGATTTATTCAAAATCCAAAAGATGTTTGGTATGACCAGAATGTAACAAATCTTCCGAAGGATAATTACAAAGATATAGATATGGAGATAGAGGACGATGATAACTAATAGAATAAAAAGATATTGTAAAGAATATTGGAAAATTGAAAATTATGAAAAAGCAATAAATGACAACTCTCAAATTTGGGAATGTCATCATAGACTGGAAATTATGCCTTTTTCTGGTAAAATAGTAGGTGCTAATTATCTTATAAAACAAAATATGTATTATAATGTAAAACCAGAAGAATTGATATTTCTGACAAAAGCAGAACACTCTAAGTTGGATAGATTTGATAGGCCTCATAATACTAGACCATTTTTAGGTAGACATCATGACCTAGAAAGCATAGAAAAAATAAGAAATAGCAATAAAGGAAAAAAACGTTCTGAGGAAACTAAAATAAATATTTCAAAAGCTAAAAAAGGAAAGCCAACTTGGAATAAAAATAAATCAAACATAAAAATCGTAGGAAGACATTGGTATACAAATGGTATAGAGGACAAAACATTCTTTGAAGAAGATGTACCTGAAGGATGGATAAAAGGCAGAAGTAAAACAAGAGGAAGAAAACAATCAGAAGAAGAAAAGCAGAAAAGAAGAGAGTCAGCTCTAAAAAGAACTGATTATCATAAATTTCATCTTACTGATGAACAAAAACAAAATCTTTCTTGGGCTAAGAAAGAATACTATGGGAGTTTGAAATAATGGCAGGAACACAACAAAACGGAGTTACTAGACAAATAAAAGGTGATATTTACAATTCTCTTAGAAATGCATTAGTAGCGCCTCAAGGAAAAAGTAAAAAATCTTGGACAGATAATTTTATTCAAGAAATGTTGAAATCAGCAAAGCAGAATCCATCTGGGCCATTAGGTCAATTATTAGCTAGACAGCTTTTACAGGATGATATTATCTCTGATTTGGATGCTCAAACCGAAAAATTATTGGCAAGAGACCAAGACTTTTTACATTATAGACTTATCAAACAATTATATGATAAACAAAGAGAAGTTGCATATGATAAGTTTATAAGTAGAAAAATTATAGCAACATCTCGTCGTGCTGGTAAAACAAACTTGGCTGCTAGATTGTTAGTAGATTATTGTATTGAGCCTGAAACACCTTGTTTATATATTCATACAAAAGCAGAAAACTGTATGACCCAGTGTTGGCCTCTTATACTAGAAGCCGCAAAAGAAATAGAATTAGGTATTGAGAAAGCTGACTCTCAAGCTATGATTATAACTTTTACAAATGGCTCATATATAAAATTATATGGTAATAAAGATAAATCATCTGCACCTCTTTTACGTGGTGGTAAATATAAGCTTATAATTATTGATGAAGCACAAGATCAGAGAAATATGGTAGAATTAGTAGAAGATGTTTGCGAGCCTATGCTTATTGACTTCAAAAATAGTTGTATGATTTTGCAAGGAACACCACCTAGAAGACCAAAAACATATTTTGAAGGTATTTGGAAAAAAGGTAAATGGAAACAATATCATTTTACTATGAATGACAATCCTTTCTTACCAGAAGATACAGAAGAATATATCAAAGCATTAGCTGAAAGAAAAAATATACCTATTGATGACCCTCTTATTTTGAGAGAGTATAGAGGAGAGTTTGTATATGATGTAAATGCACAAGTATTTAGAGATTATAAAACTTATGATAGAGAAAAAGATAATCCTAATAATGACTTGCATATCGATGAAATAGTTATTGGCAATGACTATGGCTGGGCAGCATATAATTCAATTATTGGCGTTGCTATTGATAATACTAAACATAGAGGCTATGTATATTTTGAGTCAAAGTTCAATAAAGCAGATGTTTCTAAAATTATTTCTGTAAACAAGAACGCCGTAGAAATTGGAAAAAAGATATTAGTTCAAAATGGCTCAGACCCAGGTGAAGTAAAGATATTTGGTGATACTTCAGATACTGCTATTTTGGAAGAGATGAAAAGAGTTTATGATTTACCAGCTAATCAAGCTTGGAAATATAATAAAGAAGAAGCTATTACTCAACTAGCTGAACATTGTAGAGTTGGACAAATTCTTATTCCAAAAGATGGTGTTCTAGAAGATGAATTCAAACAGATTCTTTATGAACGTGATGAAGAAGATAATATAACGCCAGAAATTGATGATGATAAATTCCACCCAGATGCTATGTTCGCATTATTATATGCTTCAAGACATTGGTGCTATAAATGGGGATTGAAGTCAGGAGCTAAAGAGGTAAATGAACCAACTACAGCAAAAGAACTTCTTGAGAAAGCTGGTGAAACGCCATTTGAGCAAAGTGGAGAAATCGGTTTATTAGATGTAGGTAACGGAGAAGGAGGCCGTCATTTTGTTCGCTAATTTGAAGAAAAGAAAAGCAGAATTAGAAAAAGAAAGAGTATTATTAGAGGAATATGTAAAAGAAGCTAAAGTCTTGAATAAAGATTTGAAAGCATTGAAAAAGACTATAGAAGCATATCATAAACAGGGCGCTCTTTTATTATTGGAAGACCTAGATGAAGACTTGATAAAGAAACTTCAGTCATTTACAGAAGACAATGTTATTATTATTTTCTGTAAAGATGGAACTCGAATGGAAATCAAGTCTAATGAAACAAGCTATAAAAAGAATACAGGAGCTATAAAATAATGGTTTATGGTATAGGTGGTTGTAGAGGTAACAAAGAAGAAGTATATCAAGCAGCCTGGGATGCAGGAATCCGAATCTTTGACAGTGGATATGGATATTCTGGTCCTTTAGTAAATGATAGATTTCTCGGCGACTTTCTAAAAGATAAAAAAGACTACAAGATTATAAACAAGCTTCCTCTTTTTGATAAAGTCTATCCAGTTGATATTTATACTTGCTCAGATGAAGAATTAGAGAAGTCTATTCGTTTTATATTCAATATGCAGTTAGCCGCTACTAGACAAGAGTATTTTGAGTATTATTTATATCACGCAATATTCGATATGCAGTTCAGTAAAGGCTATAGTATTAGAAAAGACTTAGACCTCTATAAAAGAATACAGCCAATATTAGAAAAGCTAAAACAAGAAGGTAAGATAAATCATATTGGTTTTTCAGCTCATTGCTCATTGACTAAACTAAAACTGTTTGTTGAAACAATGAAAAAGATGAATGCAGATTTAGATACTGCTATGATTAGTTATAATCCTTTGAACAAAGACGGTATAGAAAGAGCAACTAATGGAGTATGGGCAGCACCTGGACATAAAGGATTGGAATATCTAAAAGGCTTTACTATTATCGATATGAGGCCAACTGAAGAAGGCAAATGTAATGCAAAAGATGCATATGAACTAATTAGAAAAGAGCCACTAATTGATATAACATTAGTTGGCACATCAAACAAACAACATCTATTAGAAGATATAGGAGAAATAAAATAATGGGACAAAAGTTAGAATCTTGGAATTGTGGAAATGATTACAAAGGACCTGTAGCAAAAGGTAACAACCACATCAACTACTCGATAAATATGGCAGGTGTAGAAAGCTGCAGTCATAATTGTAAGTATTGTTCAGCTGCTTCTACGCTAGATTATACTCAAGGTATAAATAAATCAGATATTATTGGCTCATTGGAAAAGATTGATGAAAAAACATATAATGAGTTCAAAGCTGATTTCAATAAAATGATTGAAACATTAGAGCATAATGACAGATTCAAAATGGCAGTTGAAAGACAAAAGAAAGGTGAACAAGCTCAAGTACATATTGACTTATGGGGTGGAGACCCAGTTACTTGTCATTTAGCTACAGTTGAAACAGTAGACTTTTTGGAAGATTTCTTTGTCAACAGATATGGAATGAAGCTAATGATAAATACATCAACAGGTGGTTATCCTTTAGCAAGAAATGAAGTATGCGACTTTATCCGAGAGCATAATATGACCTGCCAATTATCACACGATGGTATTGGTCAATGGATTAGAACAGGTGATATTGACCCAATTTATGATGAACCTTTTGCCTCTAACATTGCTGATATGTTTAGAAGCGGTCATTTGAATATGATAAATGATTGTCTCAACTTTTACAACTATGATGTATTTGCCAACAAAAAGTATTGGGATGACTACTTCAAATCAATCAAAATGCCAAAAGATAAGTTTGCCCAACTGTTTATCAAACTCAATAGAGTATATGATGGCATATATGACTTAGGTGCTAAAAACACTAGAGGTCAGTTCGGTTCAAACTTCTACAAAGAATTGGAAGGAAAGCCTTTAGGAAATGTTGCTCATCACAACTGGAAAAACGCAAACACAGGCAACCTTGAACTTGACCATTTATTAGCACACGAATTAGACAACTATATGAATGACTGGCTGCGTTTAGCTCTTATCATAAAAGACCCTAACATAAAGAATGAACTTATGTGGAAACCTTATTATGGTTATATAGCTGAACAAGTAGAAAGATGGAAGGTGTTGAAGTCTAAATCAGATGGTAACGGTATTTGCAGAAGATTTCAATTAGCTAGACACAACTTAGGTGATTCTAAATATTATCCAAAGAAAGATGACTTAGGCAACTATCAGACATTTGTTATTGATACTATCGGCGGTTATTGTGAATGTAACCTTATTGATAGTGAACACGATGTAAAGAATCCAGGTGGATGGATTGAGCCTGATACTTGTAAAATATGCAAATACTATATGCAGTCAGAATGTACTGGTTGTGGTTCAGAAGAAGTAAATCCTAATTGTGAGTTTAGATATAGATGGGTTCAGTTGCTGCAGAATGTAAAAGTTTTAGACCAGCTGTTGGAAAGCTATAGAAAGTTGGGTGCTACTGTTTCAAAAGATAAGATAGATAATGCTTATAATGAAGGTGTAAAGTTTGAAAGACATCGTATTCAGTCTGAACTGATAATGGGATTGACTGGCTTTGCATATGAACCATTATCTAATAAATAATATAAAGAAATAGTAAATTATACTATAAAAAAAATTATAATAATAACAATAGTATAAAACTTCAAGGAGAATAAGAAAATGGGTGCTGGAAGTCAGATTGTATTGCACGAGAGAGATAATGGAACTCAAAATAGAAAAGATGAAACTCGTAACTTAGGCTTACAGTCCATTGTACATAGAGAAGATGAAGAAGTAGGTCAAATTATTAGTGATGCAAACCAGCAGCAGGTAGTTGCTAAAAACGTAATAAATACAGCTAATAAATTGGCCACTATCTCTAGAAACTTACAATGGATTGCTGATTCGATAACTCAAGTATTACAAACAATTTATATGAGAAGAAATAAATGGGTCGGTATGAATACAATTGTAAGCCAAGCGTCTCAGATAGTAGAGGAGAATAAGTAATGATATATGCAAGACAAATGAATAAGTCTAATCTTGATAGAAGTTCTCGCTCTGTGATAGACTCTTATAAAGAAAAGTTCCGTTTATCAAATCAAAATCTAGAAGCTCTAAGACAATTCTTATTGAATGCGCAATCAACTGCAGAAGAATTGAAAACTATTATGGACCAACAAGTCATCGATATGCACGAACAAGTAGAAGATGCAACTGAAGAAGCTCATAATTTCTGTCAAACAGGCGATGCTACTATTGAAACATTACAGGAAATAGATGATGCATTGAATAACGTAGAAAATGACCTTAGTGATGTTGCAGATGATATTCAAGACCAGTTGGATTGTTTGGATGCTTGTTATGGTTCTTGTCAAAATGACCAAGGAAATGCTTGTACAACAGGTTGTGAAATATCATTAGATTGTGGTGAGACTTGTACTATACAAGGTGCTTGTACAACAGGTTGTGAAATATCATTAGATTGTGGTGAGGGTTGTACTACAGTTGCTGAAGGTATTCCTTGTATTACAATGACAATTGCCTGTGAAGACGCATGTCAAGATAACTCTGAAGGTATTGCTTGTTTGGCATCTGGTAATAAATCCTGCACTGATTATGGTGAAGCTAGCTGTGTACAAGTAGGAGAGGATTACTGTATTTATTCTGGAGAAGATACTTGTGCATTCCCAGGTGAAGAATCTTGTTCATATCCAGGCGAAAAAGCTTGTTCTGGTACTGTTGAAACTTGTTGGGCTTTAGGAGAAGAAGATTGTCAATATGCAGGTGAAATAAATTGCAGTAAGGCAGGTGAGATGGGCTGTATAGAAGTAGGTGAAGCACAATGTATACATCCAGGTGAAGCAACTTGTATAATGCCAGGCGAAGATGGTTGTTTAGAAACAGGTGAAGCAAGCTGTGTACGAGTAGGAGAGGATATTCTTCCTTGCATTACATTGACAATTGCTTGTGTATCTGACTGCCAAAGTACTGGAGAAGCTCATTGTCAATATGCAGGTGAGGCTGACTGTAGAAGTGTAGGTGAAGCTGACTGTGGTACTGCTGGAGAAGACTGGACAACTTGTGACCAACCTGTATTGTTAGCTTGTGGTGAAAGATGGGGTACTTGTGGTTCAACTGGTGAATGTCCACCTGCATTTGGTGAAGCAGCTGAATGTGGTGTAGCTCAAGGATGTGGTATAGCTGAAACTTGTGGTGGTACTTGTAATACAACTTGTGCAAACTGTGAAACTGGCTGTACTGGTTCTTGTAATGCAACCTGTGCAAATGGAGAATGTAGTCCTTGTAGAGGTAGCTGTAATACTGGTTGTACTGGTTCTTGCAATGGTGCTTGTCACGACTTTTCATTATATTGCGACCCATGTTGGGGTGATTGTGTAGGCTGTACAGGTAGTTGTACTGGTAACTGTAATGAAGGTTGTACAACAGGTACTTGTAAAATATGTACAGGAACTATTTATCAGTAAAACTTGAAGTTTTATACTATTGTTTATATTATTATTATTTATTATGATATGATATTACTTTAGTATACTACTTCATATATTACTTTCATATAAAATCTAATAAAATAAAAGGAATTAGAACAGATGCGTAGAATTTTTCCAGATGAACAGAAATCACAAGAAATATTCAGTAAGGATGATAATAGAGCTACAAAAGATGACATCAATCAGCTTACAGTTAGAATTGATAATACAATACAGGCTCTTGATAACTTAGCTGAAAATCTTGCGACTTACAAAGAACAAATGGCCGAGTCTATAAATACAGACCAACTTACTACTATAAATGCTGCTATTTCAACTTTGCAGGCAACAGAAGCTACTTTAGGTAATGTAAACATTGAGAATGTAGAAGTAACAGTAAAGGCCATTATAGAAGAGTTGGAAGGCAGTTTAGCAACTTTAGATGAGTTGGTAGCAACAACAGGTAGAATTACTAATCTTATTTCAAACAATGCTACTTTATCAGAAGCTAATATCGCGACACTCAATGCAACAACAGCCCATATTAGCAATTGGGTTTTACAGAACATTTCCGCACAGTCTATCATAACAAACTCTGCTACTTTAGGTTCAGCTGTTATTGGAACTTTACGTACAGATGGCGATGCTTCTATTTTAGGTGATGGAACAATAGCCGGTGATTTACAAGTTGGTAATGATATTGAAGCAAAGAACATCACAGTTGAAGGCGCCTCTACTCAAGAATTAGCAGTTGAAAATATCTATTGGAAAGGTAAGACAACTCTTGCAGATGTTGACAAAGTTGTTTTAGGTGTTCCTCATTTTGAGAACGGTCAATACTTTATTCAGTTGAGAAATACAACTGGTCCAGTAGCAACTATTGAGATTTTCAACTCTGTAGACAACTATTTTGTAAGATGGTCTCAGCCTTCATTTGGTGTTATTACAAACATTTACAAAGATGGAACTGATGAAAATGCTGTTTTATACATAGAGATTGAAAACCCAACAGAAGATGCTTTAGACTTATATTATGCATCAGCTTGTAAAACAGAAAATGTTCCAGCTCCAGCCTCTTATACAGAATTACCAGTTGAGCCATTAGTTGTTTATCCAGTTACATATAAAGATGGTAGTAAGTTCTTCAAAAACGTAGACTTAGCTCAACAAGGTTCTACAGTTGGTACATTGAGACAGTTGACTTCCGATGACATTACAGCCGCATCTGATAATGTTTCTTATGACACAACAGAAGATGTAACAATTACAGTTTATAAACCAGACCAGTCATTGAATACAGATGATGAAGTAACATTCGATGCTGTAAACGCTCAGTTCTTGGGTGTAAGAGATTTCTCTACAAGAAACTTTATTGCTACTGAATTACAGACTCTAAACACAATTGATTTGACAGAGCTTGATGATGGTGCTCTTGTTGTAGTTAGAATTGGTAGTACAGCTGAAACAAACCAGCCATCTGCAGCTTATATCAAACAGACAGTAAATGGAACTCCAGTTTTATTTGACTTGGCTAAATGTGAAAATATGCCAACAAACATTAGAACAAATAAGCCTTTAGTTTGGAACCCAGTTACTAAATCCATTGTAGAAGCAACTGATGTAAAAGTTGATGGCGACTTAGAAGTAACAGGCGATACTTATATTTCAGGTGATTTGACAGTAGCTGGTACAGTTCATTCTATCGACCAAGAAGTTGTAGTTTCAGTTGGTGATATGATAACTTTGAGAGCTAACAACAACTTAGCTTTAGCAACTGGACAGGTTTCAGGTCTTATTATAAATAAATACAATGGCGTAAGTGACCTCACAATTGCAACTGACAGTGATGGAACATTGAGAGTAGGAACAGCTGCTGGTACTGATACTTCTTATACTAAAGTTGCACTCAACCATACTGATAATAAATACTATACATATGATGACACAGTAACACCAACTACTTATACATTACTCAATCCTCAGCCAAGTGGAACAATGACATCTTGGACAGGTAAAACAGAAGTAAGTGGTTATACTCAATATGCAACTGCAGTATTTACAGTAATTGATTTGACTACATTAGTACCACTTTTAGGTAGAGATGAAGATACCAACCTTTCACAAGATGGTATTTTATTCTATGACAAAGCAAACTGGATTGCTAAAACAACAGCTGCTCCAACTCAAAACAATACAGCATTGATTGCTAAGGTAAACGCAACTACAGGTAAAGTTACTTATGATTGGGGTCAAGCAGGTGGTGGTTCTGTTAGTAGATTTGCTACTAAAGCCGAAGCTGACGCTGCATTAGCTATTCCAGAAGGACAAGATGGCTATCTTCCAGATAATGGACTTGTAATAGTTGATGAAGAAAACGGTCATATTTATGCGGATGATGATATGTATACAACATTTACTATTACTAAACCAACTAATTCTGGAAATTATGTAACTGATGCATATTTAGATGATAATGGTGAAATGAAACACGTTGCAGCTTATATTTACAGTAGTGTTACAAATTGGGTAACATTCTATGATGACGACTTCAATGCATTAGCTACTGCGACAACTTGGGAAAACAAGCCAGACCTTTATGTATTGAGATATTGGAAAAACAAAACAAATATTGGTGCCGCAGTTCAGTTCGTAGGTACTTCAAATAGTAACAACTGTTATTTCAATATAAAAGATAGATTTGTATATATGTCATATAATAGTGGTTCTAGCTATAAGAAAGTCAAATACTTTGCAGGCGCAAGCGGTGGTTTCGCAGATGTTACATTTGTCGACAACTCTTATAGAAGTATAACTTATGCAAATATTGGAACAACAGTATTATTTGATGTTAGAGGAGAATAAAGAATGAGTAAACAGTATATAGTAAACAGACATACAACACCTTCAACACCTGCCTTAGATGAAGTACCTAATGAGAAGATTCGGGTATTTGCAAATGAGACTGCTATTGATGCTGCATTGTCTAGTTTAGATGAAAATGAAATTGTAGCAACAGAAGATGGTGCTGAGTCATCAACTAGAATTGGTAATCCTTTGGGAACTATTTTAGCACTACATTCAAATGCAGTTCCTTACGGATATTTACCTTGTAATGGCGTTGCTTTTGATGAAAATCAATACCCAGCTTTATATGCTTTGTTAGGTGATAACCATACACCAGTAAGAGGACATACTTTAGATTGGAATAACGCAGAAAGTATTACAATTTCAACTTCCAATTACGTTGTGCAGAAAAATGGTTGGTTAGTTGGATATTATCAAGGTGGTGGACAAGAAAAAATAACAGTAAATGGTGTTATTGTTTCTGCAAGCTGGGTATCTGGTTCAGGAGACAATCCTAGAGAAGGTATACAAATACCTGTAGTAAAAGGTGATATTATAAAGTCTGATACTACTATAAACGACCAAAATCTAAGTCTTGTTCCATATAAATACTATAAAGTCATCAAAGCTACAAGCGGACTAGAAGAAACACAGCAAGACTATGTATTACAGTCATTATTAGAAGCTGACAACTACTCTACAGATGAAGTTGCAACAGGTAAGAAGTGGATAGATGGGAAGATGATTTATAGAAAAGTATTTTATTCTGCGACAAACTGGGCTAGTGGTGCTACAATTGGAACAATATCAAATCCTGATATGGTAATAGAAGTAAAAGATATTTGCCGTACTGGTAATGTATATATGCAGAATTACGGAGCAGATGCAGCAGGTACAACACAACGAGCTGAAGTAAATATAATTACAGGTGATGTTACTGTGTATAGAGCTTTGGGTTTTGCAAACAGTTATCCTAGTACAGTTATTGTAGAATACACTAAAAACTAAAAGAAGGAGATAATAGAGAATGTTATACAGAATAAAGACAATAGGTGGAACAAAGAAAAAGGTACCTTTAGCAGGTAGTACACCAGCAGGACTTCCAGTTGGTTCCATTCTTTCAACTTATAAAAAGATTCAGCCATACAATTATCTCTATTGTGATGGTTCTACTTTTGATGAAACACAATACCCAGAATTGTATTTATATTTAGGTACAAACGTATTGCCAGATTATAGAGAGTGTGTACAAGTTGGTGCTGAAAAGAATACAACTGATATATTTGACTCTACTGAAACAGACCCTTCTACAGGACTTCCAGGAACTCAGTCTCACGATGTATTTGCTCAAGGTGAGTTCAAAGATGACCAAATTCAGGGTCACTTCCACTTTCCTGTCGGTCTGAAAGGTAACGTATATGGAGGAATGGTTCCTGTTTCTGTTGCAACAACAGGTACTGTAGGTGTTCAGATGACTTCTGATGGTGGTTCTACAAGTTCTATATATGCAAAGAACGTAGTTTCAGATGATATGAATGGAACTCCACGTACAGGAACAACAACTCGTACTAAAGAAAAAGCAGTTTATTATTACATCAAAGCAGTTGATGGTGTAGATATTGCGGATGAAGATACCTTCCTCAATACAGTTGTAAACACAATACAGGATGCTCAGTCTTATTCTACAACAGAAGAGAAAACAGGCGGAAAGTGGATTGATGGAAAAGATATTTATAGAAAAGTCAAAGTAGTAAATGCAACATATCCCAATAGTATTGATTTTGGTTTATCTAGTGGAGATGAAATTATAGACTATAAAATAAAAGCAAGTTGGGGAGATTCTATGGCAATTTCTGTTATTGGTGAATCATCCGATTTTGGCTCTAGTCGTATGCCAATGTATGTTATTGCGTCAGACAAAAAAACCCTCATTCAAACGACTTCTTCTGGTAACGTATATATTTATTGGGTAGTTGTTGAATACACTAAAAACGAATAGGAGATAGAATAAAAAATGGATAAGCAGGTCTTTTTATATTTACTTATTGAAGCAATAGTTTTTCTCATTCCAGTAGCAACTCTTTTTATAAAAATCGGAGGATATAAAAAGACATTGGAGGATGTTGTGGAAAAGACAAAAGGACTACCTGAATGGCGAGCTGCTACAGACACTAAACTAACTCAGCTTGAATTGCAGACAATTGCTCAGCAAAATACTTTGGAAAGCATCAATAGGTCAATAATTGCAATTTCTACTAAGATGGATTTACTTTTGGAAGATAAAATAAAGGTAGGAAAGTAAAATGATAAGTATTAGAGAAATAGCAGATGACAAAACAACTATAAGTTCAACAAGATGGGCTTTTTCTCTAGTTGTTTATGTAGATGTAATAGTTGTCTTATTTACAGTATTAGCTGGTGTAGTAGGACATTTTATTGGCAAACCTTTAGATGGCAATTTCTATAGTTCAGTTGCTATGTTGTTAGGTGTAATAACTGGAATTATAGGAACAAATAAAGCATTACAAGGGTTTGAAACAAAAGCAAATGATAAAGGAGAATAAAAGATGAACAAAAACATTTTCGACACAAACTTGCAGATTACAAATGCAAAAGTTGTAGCAGGAACTATCACTGAACTTGAAATCAACAAGGAAGATATTCCACTTGATAAAGGTATTACACTATATGGCTGGTCTAATGATGACGGTGCTGACACTCTTTATGCTTACTCATTTACACCAAATCCAAAAGTAGGTGACGTAATGGTAATGAATGATGCAGCTACAGGTTCATTAGATGATGACCCAGTTTCAGCTGTTACTTCTACTACAGTTACTGCTTTCTCAACTGAGTTTGAAAGAGATGATACAAAGGATATAGTTATAAGATAATGGCAGTTATAGTTATTTCAGTTTTAGTAGCAGGTGCTTGCATTGGATTGAGTGCCTGGTACTGGTATGATAAGGATGAAAAGGATGTATGCGACTAAAGATGGCAGGTTTTATCAAAAAAGTTATAAGCACATTGTTGTTATTGTCATTCTTGCAGTTTTCCTGTTTTTCAGCGGAGCCATATCAGTCTTCAGTACAGTTCAATATAACCAAACTAGAAGACAACTTGATACAGCTAGAGAACAACTCGCTACTGCAACAGAAACAAATAGAAGACTTACAGTTCAGCTTGGACAGTGCCAATTTATTGTCAATGAGCTTGCAGAATCAACTAACCGAAACATCACAAACGTTAGAGAATGCATCGAACTCCTTGAAGAAATCCGAACGCAAGTTGGAAGTCTTGAAATGGTCTTTGATAATAGGAGTACCGACGAGCTTTATAGCTGGTATGATGATAGGGTTGGCTTGCCAGAGGAGATGAGATAATGATACCTTCAGTAATAACTCAAGATAACTTACAAAGTTATAACAGAGCAGTAAATGCAATAAACCAAAATCAAAGAAACAACATTAGAAAACTAAACATTGCATTAGACCAGGCCAATGCAGCTAATAGTAGTATTGCAGCAGCTTATACTAACCTTTCTAATGTTATAAAAGAGTTGAAAGGTAAAGTATTTATAAACCAGGCTTTATGCGACAACTTTGATATTTGTGTTATATATGGCTGTGGAAACAGTCAGTCAGCAGACTATGGTCACGGAGTAGGATTGACAAGCCCAATAAAGTTTAGAATGGATATTTTAGCATAGTTTGAAGTTTTATACTATTGTTTATATTCATATTTGAAGTTTTATACTATTGTTATTATTTATGTATTCATATTTACTTTATTATTATTTACTTACTAAATAATGATAATGAATAAAATCTAATAAAATAAAAGGAGAATAGCAAAAGATGACTATTGAAGAATTAGAACCTATTGTAATGGAGCTCAAAGATAAAATCGATACAATTCTCAACACTGTTGATGAATCAGAAAAGAAGTTCCAACACGATAAAGGATTAGCAGAATTCACTGAAAGAAATGGTGAAGCTCTTGGAAAGTATGCAGATAAGTTGAAGAAACTCAACGGAGATGACTTTGATATTATGTCAGCAGCATATGACGAATACAACAACGACTTCTCTGATATTGAGGAAGCAACTTATGTAGCACAGTTGGTTTCAGAAATTGACAACAAAATCAATAAGCTCAAGGAAGCTTTAGGTGAGGATGACATTGAAGTTCATTCAAATGCTGAAGGTGAAACTGAAGTAAACTCTCACGATACTGAAGTTGAGTCTAAATCTGAAGAAAACAAAGAAGCTGCTGAAAATGCTTCTGAAGAGGATGAAAACAAAGAGGAAGAAGAGTCTGAAGAAAAATCAGATGAAGAAGAAAAATCTGAAGATGACGAAGACGAAGCTGAAAAAGAGTTTATCGCTGACCTTGAGTCTGAATATGATAAATATCATAAATAATATAGGAGAATAAACAATGGACAAAAAAACTTATAATATCGTCGCTGCTTGTGTAACAGGTGTTATTGGTATTGTAGCAGCAGTTATTGCTAAAATCAACCCACCAATGGAAGCAGCTATTCAGGCATCTCTTCCAGTCCTTGAAGGTGCCATTTTGACAATTTGCGGTAACTTCGTAGTAAATGCAGTTATCAAAGCAAATAAGAAAGAGGACTAATTATTTTAGGAGAATTGGAAAATGACAAGAGAGGAAGCAACTAAACAAGCATTATCATTAGGTCTTAGTGGCCAAGCCCTTCAGCAAAAGATAGAAGAGTTGATGGGTAATACTGCTTCTGACTTTAGTGGTGGTACAGCTTCTGAAGCAAAGTCTCCTTTACAGAAACAGGCAGAACAAATGGGAGCAGTTCAAGCTCAGGTAACTCAACCTGCAAAGAATTATAAACCAGATGTAAAGACTGATGAAAAGCCTTCAATGTCTAAGTTTGGAGAGTTTGGACAGAAGTTAGAAGATTCTTTCAATCAGGAAGATTTGACAGCTTCAGGTGATGAACTTGAAAAACAAATTACAGGTCAATCTACTGCTGCACAAAATCAGGCAATAAAACCAGGTGAAAAAGCCGAAAGACGCTTATCTGAAGAAGGTAAACTTCCAGAAGAAACAAAACAAGCTATTACAGAAGATTTAGGTGAAGCTGGTGGAAATGCTTCTTCTGCTGGTGAAACTACTTCTAGTGACTCAGACAAAGATAAGAACTCAAAGAAAGAATATAATAAATCAATGATGTCTATTTGGGACGCTTATCATAACGGTCTTATTGACAAAGAAACAGCTGGTTACTTTACAGTTGATGCTCTTGCTACTTTAGCTAAAAACTTAGGTAGAGGTATTGGAAATGTTGGAGCTCAGTTCTCAGGCGGAACTATTGACCAAGGTCACGATACATCTATGTGGGAACAGAGAAAAGATAAGATATTCAATACTGAACTTCAGAAGGAAAGTGAAGAAATCAAAACATTTGATAATCTTCTCAAAGGTTACCAGACTAACAGAGCTGCTACTGTCAATGATATGCTCAATGACTTTAGAACTAAAGCAAATGATAAAAACTTATCTGAAACAGAACGCAAGTTTTATCAAATACTTTCTGTTCAGTTGGCTGGTGCTGGTTTGGATGGAAATACACAAATTGCTTCTATTGGTGCTGGTGTATGGGATGACATCAAATCTAAGTTTGGTGAATGGTTTGGTAAAGAAGGAAAATAAGTATGCGTGTAGGTTGTCTAACAAAACCATTACCATTTGAGTTACAGAAAGTTGATAAAGGCATCTACAACCTTTCTGTCCCAGGCTCACTTGATTTGAAAGGAATAAAGGAAGTATTACGCAATCCACCAGAAGATTGCTACTTCCTTACTATTTATGATAGTGAATGCAAAGACAGATGGCATAATATGATAGAGCACGTAGCTAAAGAATTTCCTGACTTGAAGTATTTCAGAGTTGAACAAGATGGTAATGCTGTTTATATAGTTGATTTCAAAAATATATGGAAGGAAGAGTAAAATGGGTGCAGATTTTGGATGTGGTTCAGTACACGGAGTAATGTCATATCAAATTGCTGAAGATGAAAGAAAGCAAAGAGAAGAAGATGAAAGAAAAGCTAAAGAAATGGCTTTAGCTAATTATACTCAAGCTCAAAGAGATAGAAATGTAACAACAGCTTTAGCAGATAGAGAAACTCAAAATGCTGCTTATCAGGCTGCAAGAAATCAAGGACTTACTGGCGCTGAAGCTCAAGCAGTAAAAGGTCAAGCAGAAGCTGCTACTCAAGGTAATGCAACTAATATTGGTGCAGCTTTGAGAAGTACAGGTCAGTCTACTCAAAATGACTACTTACAGAAAATGGGTTATGCTAGAGGTATGGAAATGCAGGCCAATAACTTACAAAATGCATCCTTCCTAAATACTCTTGGAGGTATATTCGGAGGTGCAGGTTCTGGTGCAGCAGTTGGAGCTTCTATAGGTGGTGGAGGCAATAAAAAATAATGGAAGAAACTGTTGTAACAAATAACAAATCATTCGCAGATGCTCAAGTAGGAACAGGTAACAACAGCACAGCAACTTCAGTAGTTGGTTCAAGTGCTGCTACACCTGGTTCTTTTCTTTTAGAAAAACAATCATATGAAAATAAGGTTCCTGGGTATTCTGTTTTATAAAATCTAATAAAATAAAAGGAATAGAATACATATGGAAAAACAGGACATTATATACAATATCCAAAAGTTGGAATCATTCTACGGAAATTTCAAATCAAAATGCCTTAGAAACTACAGGCTTTATACATATTCCTCAACAGTAACATTGGACTTATCAGACTCAGAAATTGTAGGGTTTTACCAGAGAGGTACCTTTGACATCGAGGACGATACGACTTCATCAATACAGGAAAATGTTATTGCATCTTGTATTGAAACTCTTTGTTCTAAAATAGCTTCACAGAAAGTTAGACCTTTTTTCAATACTGTAAATGGTACTTTCAAAGAAATGCAAGTTGCTAGACAGGCACAGATTTTCTTTGACCAGTTGTATGAAGAAAATAACGTAAACAAAGTAGTAACAAATGCATTCAAAACTGCTTGTATATTTGATAAAGGTATTGTAAAGATTTCAGATGATGGAATATCAAATCGTTTACCTTGGAATGTTTATGTAGACCCAAGAGAAGCATCTTATGGCCAGATTACTTGTGTAGCCGAAAAACTTCCTAAAACACCAGGAAGGTTACTTGAACTCAAATATGGAATAAAAGGTGATAGAAATCTTGACTACACAGTTTATGAATACTATGATGTAATGGAACATATCAAGGCCGTTTATGTATTAGAAATGAACAAAGTAATTACACATAAATATGAGCCAAACATTATTCCTTATTTATTTATTCATTATTCAGACCCAATCAAAGGAAACACATCTCAGTCAGTAGTTGACCAGCTTTATGGTATTCAAATGCAGATTGATGAATTGCTTTCTGTTATGAAAGACTCTATTGCTATGAACCCAGGAATGACTCTTTTAGTTCCTCGTTCTTCTAATATCAAAACAAATATGTTGAGTAATAGAACTGGTCAGATTATTCAGTATGACCCAATTCCAGGACAAACTGCATCACCAGTTACTTATGCAACTAATGATATTATTTCAGCTCAATTTGTTCAGTTGTTAGATAAACTCAAGAATGATGCTTATGAAATCGTTGGTATTTCTCAATTGTCAGCTACATCTCAAAAACCAGATGGACTAAACTCAGGTGTTGCTCTTTCTACGATGGAAGATATCGAGTCAGATAGGTTTGAGACTCAATTGAACAATGTTATTCGTTTATATGTTGATATAGCTAAAGCTTGTCTTGATATATTCCCACCAGAAAGTAATATATTGCCAGATGACTTATCAAGAGCAAATATCAAATGGGCTGATATTGTAGAAGCAAGAAATAATATGAAGATTCAGTTCTCAGCTGCACAGTCATTGAGTAAAGACCCATCTGAGAAGTTGAAACAGTTGACTGCATTAGCTCAAGCAGGTGTTATTCCTCAGTCACATATCGCAACTCTTATGGAATTACCAGACTTGCAGTCAGGATACAACTTAGCAAACAATGCTTATAATGCAGTTATGACATTTATTGATGATGTTATGAAGTATGGTGTTCCAGATGTTATACCTGAATATTTACCAACAGATAAAGGACAATTACTTGAAACTGAAATAGTAAATACAATGTTATCATTGGCAGTAAAACCAGTAGATAATGCTAATGAAATAGATATATTGAAACAGCTTTTAGTAAAGTTACAAGAAGTTCAGTTGAATAGTCAGACAAATGCAGAAATGATGGCTGTGCAGCAACTTAGTTCAGAATTGACTCAAGCAATGCCACAGATTCAACAGGATGCTGCTAATGCTGTACAGAATGCTCTAAATCAGCCAGCAGAAGGAGAAATGTAAAATGTTTATAGGAGACCAGGAAATAACTAGAGCAGATATGCCATCTCAAATTGCTTGGCAAAACTCAAATCCAGACCACATTAGACAAACTATTCAGGATGTTCTAAATATGAAGTTAGGTGTCGGAATGATGATGCCTCAACAGCAGGATATGGGTATGATGCAAACAGCTCAGGAAAGTCAGAACCAATGGAATGGAGGACAGCAATAATGTACAATGCAAATACAAATAGATATACTGCAAGTGAAATTGTAGAAAGAGCTTTAGATGTAGCCGATATTCAAAATACTGACTTCCTTTCTTATAGAGAAAAGACAAAGTATTTGAATGATGCTTGGAGAAATGTTTATCAGACTATTATAAATTACAACTTAGATGTATTTACAGTAAGAGCTCAATTAGTTGGTAATGGTGGTGTTTATCCATTACCATTTGACTGTTATCAGATAAAAGCAGTAAAGAACCCAATTACAGGAAGTCTTATTCCTCGTAAAGCAGAAAGTGAATCTGTTCTAGGACCTTACTACGAGATTGTAAATAACACTTTGATACTAGGACCAAATATTGGACCAGTTGAAATTGTTTATTGGAGAAAACCTTTCTTCTTATCTTTACCTGATAAACAAATTGAAACAAATATTGAGGAAAACCGCGCTATATTGGACTCTTGCAACAACTCAATTTTATTGAAAGATACAATTGTAGGTGTAGAACAAAAGATGTATGTTCAAAATCTTTTATCAGACTCTACATTAGAATTGCCTTATGCTCCTGACCCAGAATATAACTGGTATTTAGGAAACAATTTCATATTGAAATGTAATTCCAGCACAGTGCAGGCTTATGACTTCTATGGTAATTTGTTGGATGAAATAACAAGTATTGACTATACATATATTCTTGCAAAAGCTGATAATGGTCTTTATTACTTCACTAAAGCAAATGAAGAAGATGCAAACATTGTAGACATTTACGAACTATTTGGAGACAAAATAACGGAAGTAAAAGTTGATGATACAATTGCAAATATAGTTGGAATTGACGGAGAATTCTATCCAGTAAAAGCTGAAAACGTTTTTCCTATCGGTATATTTGATGACAGGCCAGCTTATATAACTGGAAATAAAGAATTACATCTTATAAATCCAAATGGAAGTGAAATAGTTGAGAAAGTAAATGTTCCTTCTATTGGTGCTGTTCGTTTAGTAAAGTATGGTTTCTTGACTTTTGATGGAACTTTGTATAGTTGTATTCCAGACACAGAACTAAACTTCCCTAATAATATTTACTATGATTGTATAGCTTACGATTTGGCTATAAGATTCTTATGTAAACAAAATGCAGATAGTTCAGGTGTGGAAGCATTGAATACAAATGCTTGGAATCAGTTGACAAACTCTATAGATATGAGCAGCGACTTCCAGAGAGTCAAGTTAGTGAGAAGGAGATAAGTGATATGTTTGGACTAGTAATTGGTGCTGTAGCGGGTGCTGTAGTTGGTGGTGCTGTACAAGGTGTAACCGCTTTTGTAACTACTAAAGAAAAAGCAGGTGCTTATAGACAGGCTGCTCAACAAGTTAGAGAGGCTACAGAAAAATATAGTGGTAAAAATGCATATGACTCTATGGTAAATAAAGGCCAAGATTATATGGGAAAAGATATGGCTTCTATGGGTACTGAAATGGCTGCAAATGTTTATCAGCCAACAAATCCAGGTGCAGGTGCAACAGCTCAGGCAAATGCTTTGAATGCAGCAGATAGAGCAGCTAATGTAGTAAATGAAACTGGTTTGAATGCTTTACAGTCTGGTATGTCAGATGCAAATGCAGCAAATCAGGCTAAATATAATGCTGCAACTACTCAAGCACAGCAATTGATGAATCAGGCCGATATCCGATATGGGGTTGCTAATCAAGCCGTACAAGAGGGTATGAATGCTTTAGGAAGTACTGCAAATACTATAAACTCATTGCGTACAACAAAAAATGGTCGGGAGATTGACTAAAGTATTATGTATGGATATATTTATTTGATAGTAAACAATCTAAATGGTAAAACTTATGTAGGTAAGCATAAGCTATATAAAAAGGCTTGGAATAAAGACCGTTATATGGGTTCAGGTGTGCATTTGAATTATGCAAAAGCTAAATATGGTATTGAGAACTTTGAAAAGTTTTTTATAACATATACTGAATCTGAAAAAGATGCTTGTGAAAAAGAAGAATTTTGGATTGCTCATTACAAAGCATTGGGAAAAGCTGAATATAATGAAACTGCTGGTGGAGATGGAGTTGTAAATCCTAGCCCCGCAACTAGACAAAAAATGCGTTTAGCTAAAAAAGGCAAGCCAAGCCCTAATAAAGGTAAAACTTTTTCAGAAGAGCATAGAAGAAACTTAGCTGAAAGTCATAAAGGACAAACTGCTTGGAATAAGGGTAAAAAGATGGATAAAGACTTTTGTGATAATTGTAAAAATAGACCACAAAATAAGTCTTTTTCTAATATTGGTAAAAGATACAAAGGTAAACATTGGAGAGTAATAGATGGAAAACGAAAATGGATTGACTAACGATATAGATGCAAATCAGAATGGTATTCCTGACTGGTTTGAAAGTAGAGAAGATGACCAAACTTCTTTTCCAGAAGGTGATTTAGGACACGCTTATACTTCAGAAGAAAAGATTGCTGCTAAAATACCTAATTATAAAGAATACAAGTGGTACCAAAATCCAGCAGTAGAAGGACATCCTGACACTGCATACTTTTATACATTAGGTGAAAAGGTAGAAAATAAAATTGAGTCAGGTGAAATAACACCAGATGAATTACCAGAAGGTTCTGCTATTCAAAAAGAAGCTGAGCAGTTGTATGACTCTAATCCTAATAATGATGAAGTAAATAATGAGGCAATAAAAGAAATATCTCAAGAAGATTTCAATAAAATGTCTTTAGATGAAATTGAACAAGCTGATGCCGAAGCTATGAAAGGTGAAGGCGATTATCTTACAGTTGCTCAAGATTTAGGTTTTGAAGATAATGAGTTTCTAAGATATTTTGAACAGGAAGGATATAAACCAGAAGAAGTTGAAAATCTTACTGAAGAGCAAAAAGAAGAAATTAGAAATGAACCTGATAAAGAAAGCAAGTTTTCTAAATTGAAAGAGTTTTTATCTGGATTTGGTGGAAATGTAAATACTGAACTTCCAATAGAGGAAACATCAATTGAAGGCAAGGAAGATACACCAGTAACATCAGGTGTAAGAACTGCAGGTTTTTCATTCTTAGGTAATTCTGGTGGTAGTGCTAGTCCTGCTTCAATAAGGAGTACAAATGCCGACATCGATTCTAACAATGATTCTAATAGTGGTCATCCTACTAATGGAAATACACCAGAAGTAGCTGAAATGGATGGTAATATAGCTTCTACTAATGGTGCTAATAAAGTAGAGCATTTAGATGACGCAATGGATTCTCTTAGCTTCAAAGATACAGAGCACGAAGAGAATATAAAGACTAATGAACAAGCTGATTTACCTTCAGGTGAAACTTGGACAGAAAATAATGACCATTGGGAATTACCTGATATAAAAGAAATGATGACTAAACAAGGTGGCGGTACTTATTTACCTTTCAAGTTTACAGTTGAAGATGGTGAGTTGTATATATCTCAAATTGGTACTGGAAGAAAATTACCTTTTGATGATTTCTTGAAAGCTGAACCAATGGCAGGTAAACAGATTATAGAAGTAATGAACGGAGATAAATAATTATGGGATTTTGGGAAAACGTAGTAAAAAGTATTAGAGCAAGAAAAGGTGAATTTACTGGAACTTCTGGAAACCAAGCTGATATTGAAAAAGCTATGGATAAAGGAAAGTCTATAAATATCTCAAATCCTACTTCTTATCGTACATATCATAATGTAGGTGCAGGAACTATGGACCAAAATGATATGGATATTGGTTTATCAAGTTCAAATAATCCTACAACAGATAGAGTTGGTGAAGTTCAATCAACTGCTATTGAGAATGCAAGATATGACCCAGAAGATGATTCTTTGAATATCACTTATAAAGGTGGCGACAAAGAATATAAGTTTAGAGCTGGTGGTAGAGATGGTGTTAGAGAATGGATAAACGCTCCATCTAAAGGTAGAATTACACAAGAATGGCGAGAAACTCATAGATATCCAGGCTACTAATAATCTAATAAATATATAAAGAAAAATCTAATAAAAATATAAAATAAATAACCTAACAGATTTACAAGGGCGAAACCTTTTTATCTGGAAGATTATGAAAAATATCTTTTGACGCATTAGTCCGTCGGTAGGCTAACAAAGGAAAATATGGCAGGAATTACTGCAGACCAGGGTATCAAGAATATCCTCAAGGTATGGTACAAGGAAGGCGTTGAGAACCTTTTGGTACCTCGTAACGACCCTCTTCTTCGTGAAGTAAAGTTCACAAAGGTTGAAGGTAAGGAACAGAGATTTGCTGCTCTCTACTCTCGTGGTGGTGCAGTTTCAGCAGATTTCTTGGTAGCAAAGAATAAGGCTGCTAGAACAGCTAAGAACGCTGAGTTCGTTGTAACTCCAGGTCAGTTGTTCAGCTCTTATGTATTCAATGCTAAAGAAGTACAGAGCTCACTTTCAAAACGTGGTGCTTATATGAAGATTGCAGGAAACAAGTTCTTCGCAGCTAACCAGGCTTTCAGAAGTACACTTGCAGCTTCTCTTTATGGTCGTGGATTCGGTGAAATCGGTCTTTGGACAACTTCAGCTTCACAGGGTGCTATGACAGCTAACACAGCTTATGATATCGAGCTTCCACTTGATGCTACAGCAAAAATCGACATTGACTCTTCAATCGTATTGAAGACATCTGTTTCTGGTGCTGAAGCAGTTGAATTAGTTGTAACTGACATTGATGAAACAAACAACAAAGTTACAGTATTACCACAGGCAAACTTCTCTCCTGTTGCTTCTACAACTTATGTAGTATGTCTCAAGGGTTCTATGGATGGTGCTTCTGGTGCAGCTGGTAACCCAATTATGCCTATGGGTCTTGATGGTTGGTTACCTATCGTAAATGGTCGTAAAGATGGTGCTTCAGATACAAACTGGACATCTTACATTACAACTCTTTTCAATGGTGTAAACCGTTCTGTAGCTCCAGACCGCTTAGCTGGTCAGTTCTATCAGGAAGCATCAAGCACAGCTAAGAAAGCTGATTCTATCACAGCTCTTTTACGTAAAGTAAGACGTGCTGGTGGTGTTCCAGACATCGTTCTCTTGAATGAGAAAGACTGGTATGATGTAGGTAAGGAAATCGAGACAACTAACACATTGTTCACTCAGACTTCTGAAAAAGGAAAGAAGAAAGCAACAATGGGATTCTCTGATTTCGCTGCTGCATTCTCAACAAACTGGATTGACAACATCTATGATTCTCCATATGTTCCAGAAGGTAAGTTCTATATCCTCGACAAGACAGCAATTGAGTATTTCGTATACACAAACGCTGACGTTGTAAAAGACGGTATTGAGGGTAACAACCCTGGTAAACAGGATGTTATGGACGCTGACAACAAGGGACACGAAGATGACCCATTCAAGTTGCTTATCGACGATGTACTTTCAGTAGTACCTGGCGAAGCAACATCTGATGGTGAATCAGTACGTGCTTCTATCAACTTCTTCGGAAGCTTGGCAGTTACAAACCCATCTGTATGTGGTGTTGGATTATTCTACACAGCAACTCCAGAAAACATCCTCGGTTGGAAATAAGTTAGATTAGTTTTGGTGGTTACTATCTATCAAAAAACCACCTAACCTCCTATATAGATTGGGCTGCTCGCGTTTGGGCAGCCTTTTTTATTTGCTCTATAAATCTAATAAAAATAAAGGAATTATTATAATGGCAAATCAAAAAGCACAAAGACAACAGGTAGAATTTCCACCTCTTCTAAACTTACAGGAAGATAGACCTAGAGTAGCATCAGATTTCAAATCAGTTGAACATATAAATGCACCATATATCAATGGGATGCTTGCTCCGTTATGGAAGAAAGAGGACTCATATATAAACAAACCTGTATGGGATTATAAGAACAACAAATATGAAATTATAGATGGTTATCTCACAAAGAATGGTGAAAATCTTTTTGCAGTTGACAACTATCATTTTGAAAAAGAAGATGTTACAGAAGAGTATTCTAAATACTTGGCATTCAACTTTGATAGCGATGGAACTTTAGCTCATTTGGACTGGACTACAGAGTCTAACACACTGGACTTTTATTACAGAAACTATCATTTATCAAAAGTTGCATTATTTACTAATGGTATTTTATTGGCCTCAAGAGTAAGAGTATTTGATGAAAATACTGCCATTGCTGTAGTAGTTTATGAAGTAGAAAACAAACTCTTTATGTTGTATATGAATACTGCTACTAATGCTGATGAGGTTACAGAAGTACATTGGTGCTCATTTATTCCAAAAAGCAATACAAGCCAAACAATGGACACTAGAGTTTCTGAAATAACTCTCAACAGTGTTTCACCAATAATTTATATCTCAAACCCATTGAATAATGTATATGCAGTTTCTTTAGTTTCAAATAAGAATGTGATTTTATATACAAGAGAAAACGGCTACTTTACTTTCGTTGATAATAATGGAACATATATCTCTGGTACTAACTTTATCTCAACTGATGGTTCTTCAACTGAAACAATAACAGAATATAAATTATCAAACTTTTCATTCTCTTGGGTATTCAACTATGTCAGAACTTTGATAAGATGTATTCAGAAGAGTGATAACCAGTGGTATTATGCAGATGACCCTGCTACTTTGCTTCCTAACCAAGACTCAGATTATTTTGCTCCAAATCCTTCTCAAGAAACTATTGAAATTGAAGGTCAGACTTATATTGTATATTTACAGCAAACGTTTGCCAATAATACTACTTTCACCATTTCTGCTGATAATTTATATGAAGAAGATGCTGAGATTACTTTACATATACAGCCAGATAATACTGATATAACTGGAACTCTTACATCAAGTGGACCTCTTCAGCTTACTTATACCAGCAACAACTATTATATGAATAAGCAGACTATGGAAAGCGCAGTTATTGAATTCTTTGAACAAGAATATACCGTTACAGACTTTACTAAACAGTTTACTATTACAAGAGAAGAAACAAGTACTCAAACTGCTGCTTATCTAAACTGCCCACAAGTATTCTTGGATAATGGAAATCTTTATTCATATTATACTATACCAGAAGCTGCTGAAGGTGCTTGGCCAATTGAATTTCCTCAAAATGCTTTCATTGTAGAATCTGGAAAGTTGACAGGTTTTGATAACAGCAATAAATATACTTTTGATATTATAGAAGCTCACCTTACTAATACTTATGCTTATATTGGTAGAAGTAATGCGATAGGTGCAGGTCAGAATTTCTATACATCAAATACTAAACTTTGTAATGCTGGTGTTAGAAAGCCATCTGAGTTGTATAGTCTTACAGCTCCTTTGGCTGAAATTGCACCTTCAGTTGGTCATTCTTATACAGACTACACAAACAGCAATACTATTGATATGTTGTATTATGCTGGTAATACTTATGCGATGGATACTCCATTTTACAAATATGCATCTGCAGGTTCAGAAGACTATGCTTGGTATAACCCAGGTGGATATAGAACATCTGTACAAAACAACAGTAAATGGAATATTCTTTACTATGTAGATGAAGACACAATTGCAGTACAAGGTATTTCATATTCAAAGAGTGAAGATGAGATGGGTACATTACTTACACCTTTCGCTTCTATATCAATTGAGAATTATATTGCTTGTGCAGATGACTTTATAGTTTACTTTGATAAGAACAACAAGATTTACAAAATATCTATTGAAGAAGGTGCCGAAATTAGACAAATCTTTGATAATAAATATATTTTGATAAATACAACTTCTTATTGGAATCTTTGGGATGAAGAGCATAATAGAAAGTTCCATTATGCAACAGATTACAACAACAGAATAAAGATTGGATATGATAGAACAAAATATCGTGCAACTGTAGCTTCTTATTATACAGAAAGAAATGCTAAGAGATTTGCAACTTGTATAAACTACAATTATAATACAGTGCCACGTTATCCTGTAATTTCTATGATTCCAGTTGCATTCTCATTGTTCCATACATTGACTGAAAAAGATGTTTCACCTTATATTAGAGCATTCGGATGTGAATATGACGAAGCAAGAGAAGTTCAGGCTATTGAGTTTTATTTCCAATGGGGTGCTGCTACAAACACTCAAGCTAAGTACTTGGCATCAGTAAAAGTATTCCCTAATGGTTTGAATATCTATAAAGACCCAACTTTATCAGGTATGGTATTCTCTTCATCATCTTCTATAAAGTTTACAACTTGTTTGTTTACTACATTCATAAATGGCGCAGGAAATAACGACTTTGCTGTAGAAGACTATAGTAAATATCCATTGATATATAACAACCAGTCTCAGCCAGTTTTACTTTACAATTATGCAGGCGGTTCATCAGTTGAAAATGCTAAATGGTTCTTTGTAATTCAAGGACAGTATTATGCAGTAATTGGTGACAAACTTTATGCTATGATTTATTCTTCAGGTGTTATTTCTCAAATGGATGCTATTGTAGATATTAGAGATATGAAATATGTTGGCAATACACCAGCTATTGCATTCTTTGTAAATCCTTATACAAAACAAGTATATAGTTTTACGGGTGACGCTAACTTACAACAAATCTTTGATGCTTCTAAGTATACATTTATTTGGAATGATAAAAAGCCAGATGAATTGAGTCATTGGTATGATGAGTCGACTCAGTCTATTTATATAGCAACTGAACAAGGTCTTTTAGTATTTGGTCCACAAAATACATATTGTTTGGAAGACTACAAGAATGTAAAAGATATAGAGTTTGTTGATGGTGATATACATATTGTTGAGGATAAAATAACAACTCTTAGATATTATCATGATATAGAAGAGTTTGAGGATTTGCCAATATACATTGAAACTTCATTCTGGGGCCTCGGGGCAAATGAAATCACATCTATCAATCAATGGGATGTTGTTTTATATGACCCAGAACATAGAGAGCAAGATGTATTCTTACAAGTTCGTTCTCTTACTGATGTTACTACACAGGCTGAAGAAAAAAAGTTACATATCAATACAACTGACTGGGATAAATGGTCACATTCTGTATTGGTAAGATTTGTGCCTAAACTACAGAAGGGAAAAGGTATACGATTGACTATAGAGACTGATGCAGCTATTCAGTCTATTGTACCACACATTATGGATAATAAAGCCCCACAAACTTCTAATAGTAAATTCTCGGTATAAAATAAAAAAGTCTACTCTTTTGAGTAGACTTTTTTATTTTATATAATCACTTCAATTTCATTTTTAGAATTGATGGATGTAACTCCAAAAATTGAATTATTGTTTCCACAAATGCAGTAGTAGGTTTTTTCACTATCACTAGTCAAATAAAAAACATTCCGAACCGTTTTACCAGTTTCATCCAAAACTTTTGCTTTTATTCTTTCTCTAATCAATTTATCTTGCTGCATTATATTTCCTCGTCTTCATACTAATCCTTTCATTCATTTACAGGTATAAGCAGAATGTTTACACCATGTTTTTGAGCATAGTCTGTTGCAAAAATAGCTATCCAAGCTGCTGTAGTCCCTTGATCACCTTCTATTACAACACCAGGATTTTCCAATATCCAATCACGAGTACAATCTGCTTTGAACTTATTCCAATTATTATTTTCACAGGCAATTGAAATTGCTTTTCTAGCAAAAGCTTTGTTTTGTATAATTTCTGTATCTGATACATCTTCTTCCATACATATCTGGAAGGTATATCCTTCTGAAATTATTATGCCCATATCTTTCACTGGATGCTCAGCAAATACTGAACCAACCAAAACTGTAAGTGCTAAAATTGTAACGATAAATCTTTTCATTTTATATTTCTCCTTCAAAAGTACCAGCGTCTAAAACGCCATACTTATATATCAACGTAATTGCATCATCTCTTGTAAAGTTATCATCAGCTTTTATTGACAACATTATTACATCTGAATACTTGAATGTAGCATAAAACCTATCATCTTTGAAAACAATAAATATATCGTGATAGTCTTTTTCAGGAAAGTTGCGTTCAACAACTTTGCATTCATCATTTTCAAAAGCTTGAACTGTACGTGTTGCCCATGATGGAATCTCTAATTCTCGCCATCCTGCAGACAGTCCACTAGTAGGTTGTTTGCATGCAAGCAAGCTACCTACTAAAAACAAACTACAAATAACTGCCATAAATCTTCTCATTTTCTTTTATCTCCTAAAATTGTTCTACTCATCTCTTTTGCTGAATCATAAACATACGTAACATATGACTTATATTTTACTTTTTCTGCTTTTTCTTTCATTGATTCAGTTAGTTCTCCACCATTCAAAAGAAAAAGTAATGCATCTGATCCATCCATCGAATCTACTATTTTTTCAATTTGATAATTTTGAAAAGCTTCACGATCATCAGCAATAAGTACTGCAGTAGCCAATCCATAAATCAGTGATACAGTACAACCTAATACTAAAAGATAATTGATAACTTTTTTCATATCTTCATCTCCTCTAATTTAGCATTCAATGCTTTCAATTGTTCTCTTATAATAGTTAGTTCAAATAGAATCATTGTTTTATTCATTTTTGTCTCCGTGCGCACAAATGCAATAGTATTTACCATCAGACTCTTTTATAATATACATACCACCCCAAGAGTCACAGTATGCTACATAGCCATATTTATTCATAATTTCAGTTATAAAGTCCTCAAGTCCTTCAGGCTTATAAAAATCATCCTGTATTGAAACATTCAAATTTGCATATGTAGCAGCAGCAGCATAAAGTGCACGTTCTTCCATTTGTCTAACTGTCAATTCTGTCTTATTGATGTTATATATAATCCCAATCTGCGAATTATCTTTTGGGTTTGTATAAACAAAACTTTCAGCAAATACCGAACCAACCAACAAAACTAATAATGTAAATGTAACTAAAAATCTTTTCATTTCTAACTCCTTAGATTTATCTTATTTATAATATGTAAATATTATTTATAAAGCGTAAAACTTTATTTATAAATTAGTAGCAAAATCGAAATTTCGTAGGCATTCTGATTTATTTACTACTAGTAAAATATGGTCTCTGCCAAAGTAATCATGCTTACCATCTTTGAATAAGCTTCTTATTCGGCCCTCTTCATATCTGTGTACAAGATTCTTTATCATTTCAGGATTCAAGATGTACATATCATTCATGTTTGCAATATCACATATACAAAGCCATACATCATCTCTTTCTAAATATTTTGGCTTTTTCCATTCATCGTTTCCTTTGTTACGAAGCGCAATTGAAATCAATATTGTTTTAGGATATACTTGTAAAGTAGTCTCTCCCTTCAAGTCAACATTGATATATCTGTTTTTGCCAGCCATTACATGTATGTCAGTTCCTTTCCAGTCCTCTTCTTTACTGCAAACTTCATACTGTACACCATTGTTTTTCAATACGTCTAATGCTAATTCTTCTGATTTTATTCCTGTCATCTTCTATATTACTCCTAATATATTTGCTATTATATTTAGTTATATTTTCCAAAATACATTTCAGCTATATCGTCACTTACACAATTGGCACTTACTCGCAAGCCATTTGCTATTATCTCAAACATTGTATCTAATCGCGCTTGATTCAATGCTTCCATTTTGTTATACCATTCATCGAACTCTTGGCTGTTTTCTGAGCCATTATAACCAAGCTCAATCCATGTCTCATATGCTGTTGATTTTGTCATCTTTTATTCTCCTATATATTATAATTAGCGCTCCTCTGCGTTACGTAACATTTGTAAGTGACACACTTTTTATACATCTCATGCTGATGGCCGTCTATAAGTTCCATCTTTATATCTAAGATATGTGTAAACTTCAATTAGCTTATGTGGTATTTGCGGATGAAATTTACCGCCAAAAGATACTTCTATATATTCTTTATTTACTTCATCAAATAATTTACCATCATACAAGCTACTTCCAATTATCTTTCTTATATAAGATAAGCATGTTAGCTTCATATTACTAACATCTAATAATATTGGATTTCCTTTTCTTGCTTCTTCTATTGCAAATTGCGCTATTCTCTGACTATTCAATACTTCTTCTGTCATTTTATCCTCTATCAATTTTATTACATTTATTTATAAATTGTTTTTCTAATGTATAATTTTCTCTTATAGAATCAGCATATTGTTTTTCTATATCTGACCACTTTTTAGAGAAACCTTCACCATAATGTTCCTTCAAATACTTCTGTATAGTCTTTCTTCTATCTTTCTCAATAAGTTCCATATAATCAGGCTGTTGCGCTATATTGAAACTACTATTACTTGTATTATCCACGTTGTGGATAGATTCAGAAGAGGTATTAGTAATATTTTGGTCATTATTATTGAGAATATAAGCGCAAAAACGGGGAACTTTTGGGGAACTTTTTATAAGATAGTCAAGCAAGTCAGTAATCTTGTATTGGCTAAGTTTTACTGAATCAGTTTGTTCAAAAGACGTAATATCTAGGCCTGTTTTATACCAACTGCTGTTTAGGCATGCGCCGATTGAGCTTATAATATTATTTACTTGAGATTTTAGAAACTTTATTTGAGTATGCCTATTTGCTCTAGAAATAGCAACATATAAATGCTTGAAAAGTAAATCACTATCTAAGTTTTCAAAGTCTACCCATAAGTTACATTCTGAAATAGTATCTCCTTGAATTTTGTGATTATTTATTGCCATGTGAAGTTGAAAATATGTATCAAGTATTTCATCTGAAACAGTGATATAGTGCTTACCATCAAGAGATACCAAATCATAATCACCAATATCATTTATTCTAATGATTTTCCAAAGCTGTCCGTTTTTCCATTGTAAATCTCTAAAATGATAAACATTAGAATAAATTGTTGCGCTATTAGTATGCTGAGAAGATCGATAAATATATCCAACATGTTTTTCATTTGTTACTGAATTATATCTATCTTTTGTAATGTTTTTATAACATACTCTAAGCTCATCACCATTTATATGGTCTACTGCATGTTCGTATAAAAAATCTATTGGAAGTCTGCCTTCTTTTAGAGATTTTATAGCATTCATAAGAATATCGTCTTTTGCTCTGAATTGTTTTGTGAGACTAAAAGCATAGTCATACATAAATATAGGCTGGCCTTTTTCTACTGGATCAAATTGTAATGGATCACCAAATAAGAAGAAGCAGCAATGTGGATATGCTCTAAGTAATTCATTTGTTCTTTCTTGAGTCCACATAAAGGCTTCATCAATAAAATAAAAACCATTTGTTCTTTTATGTATTTCTTGAGGCTGCCAGTTATTTGTAGCTTTTAGTCTTGAATTAGATGCTACTGTGTTTTCTTCAGAAGCTTTTTGAGTAGTTCCACAATTGAATACTCTATAACCTTCTGCTCTAAGCTTATTACACCAGTCATTCTTGATATATGACTTACCAACTCCTGGATATGTTCCAGAAATAATATAAACTCTTGATTCTAGTTCTTTTGGGATTTTTTTGTAAGATGTGTTATTTGACATGATTCATACTCCTGGCCAGAAACTAGAAGGGATCCCATTTCCAGCCAGTTTCTGAATACGTTTTTTAGGAAATTAGTTGTCTTTATCCCCATTTTGCATAACATGCTTTTGGGATTCTATTATAATTAGTATATTTGCAAATACATACTATACTTAAAGCATGAAATGCATATAGTAAGCATCCCCACGCCAGAAATATTTATCGTTGCAAGCCTGAAAGCACTTATGCTTATAATTCTCAACTTTATCTAATAGACATCTGCTAGGAAGAGGACCACCCTTATAGACTGGACGCATTTCTTCAGCTAACTTATACTCTAGCTTACGAAGTTTCTGATACATTTTAGCTAACTTCTTGCCGTAATGCTTTCTATTCCAAGCGTCATGCTTTTTGATTTCTTTTCTTTCAGCTTTACACATAAAATTCTCCTTTATATTCTAGAAGCTCATCTGTATAAATTACATATAGTAAAATGAGCACCTGTATATCCGCCATTATCTTCATGGTCATATACAGTAATATACGCTCCGGTTTTTTCTGAATACATTATAACTTCAAAATCATCAAATCTTTTTACAATTTTATATGTATTGATGTACTTGAAGTTTCTGTTTCCATAAAGATTTTCATCTCTCATAATTTTTCTTGCTTTTGTATTTGTCATTTTAATCTCCTTATATTTATAAATATGTGGGGATTTATAATAAAGTATGAAAAAATTAAATATATTTTCGATAAGTAAAAGGTTTTCCAACTTGTACAGTTACTGAGTTTCCAGAGGAATCAAATAATATGCCTTTTCTGTTAGCTACAACAAAGTGAGAAGCTTTTGCATCTGGAGTCTTTTTATATTCAACAATCCAGTCACCTTCGGGTAAGTCAGCTAAGTTATCTATATCGACCTTTACAACATCTCTAAATCCTGGTACAACATGACATGTTTCATTTATATATTGAAGGGGATAACTAACGAATCCACTATTATCAATATAACCATTATACCAGCCTTTTAATACAGTAGAAGTTAAGTCCTTTGTTGTTCTGTCACCGTTAAAAAGCCACGCAATACAATAAGCATAACATGAGCCACCAAAGAGTTCTTTCATCTGGTCTTGTATATTATCCATTATTCTTTCTCCTTACTTTCTTTAATAAGACAATTATCAGCTATAATTTTCGCATCGTGATAAGAATAGCCCATCTGATTGTGCATTCTTGCGACTAGAGTTCCATACTTTACAATTTCATTCTCGTACAAACATTCTCGATTTCTAAGCTTACTCATACTAGCCCTGGCTTTTATTCCCCTTTCAGACATATCTATAGTCTTTGTACTTGGCTTTTTTCTGTGCGTTATATAATATTCGTGCTGGTATTCCTTAAACTTTTGCTTTGCGGTGTTTTCTTCTTCTGTTGGCTCAGCCTCTGTATCTATGTTCCAACATTGAATTATACGATTATGCCAAATATTATTTTCTAGTTCAATTTCTTCTTTAGAGAATTCAAATTTTCCGGTAAGTATAGCTTTTAATCTCTGTTGAAACTTCGTCATACATTATTAGTTTAAAGGATGGTCAGTAGCTTCGTCTTTTAATATTTCAACTTTTAAGAAATGAAATATAGTAGAAGCTCTTACCATTGCTATATGCCATTCTAAATCAGTATTTGTATAAACGTGACATATTTCATGTACTATATTTTCATCAAAATCAAAGTTATTCCACCATTCAACGTTTCTATTTATTAAGATAACCGAGCCATCTTCTTTAGGACAAGTCCTACCAAGAATATTATTTGGTAATGTTACAATATAAACACCTTTTATTTTACTGTCATCATATCCTAACATTCGGGCATAACATTTACATCTCTCTAAAAGCTCTTCATTAGTTAACTCTGGCTTGTAGTATTCATGTGGCGGCATTGCATATGCAGAACTTATTGTTATTATAAGAATTATAAGGAAGGACTTAAATTTCATATTATTCACCTCTCATGTATAATATGTAGTTAGTAGAAATAAAGCATGAATAAAAATCAAAAAGAAAAAAGAAATTTCAGAGCGTCTAAAGTATGGAAGACTTTTAGACATGAGAAACATGTAGAACAAAAAGGTATTGATCCAATAACAAAAAAGAAACTAATTAAAGGTGCCAATTGTCATCACAGGCACGTTAGCGCCGATACAGATGAATATCAGGACATTTCAAATCCAGAACATTATGTAATGTTAAATCATATGACCCATGAGATGTTGCATTGGCTTTATCGCTATTGGAAAAATGACCCAGAAATTATAGATAGAATAGTTGAAGAGCTTAAGAGGTGGTACTAACTAATTAATTATTATGAAGAAACAAGAAAAGATATCATTCTGGCGTTTGCTATCGCAGGCAATTAAAGATACAAAACAACGCTATAAAGAATTGAAAAGAGAAGCAAGAGATAAAGCGGCTTTATTAAGCAGCAAATCTAATTGGAGTATGATTGAAACATGGATACAGAAATGTAACCAGAATCCTGATTTAAGAGTTACAATCAATTTAACAGATGGAACAATCATAAATATGACAGCATATA